CCGGTGTCGGGGTTCACGCACTTGGCCTTGGCCAGGGCCGCAGCAGTCTGGCGGATGCTCATGCCCTGGAGCTTGCAGCTGGCAACCCTGGCACGGCGGTCTTCTACCATGGCAGCGCGGGCCTCAGCGGAGTTGTTGCGACGCATGCGTTACCTCCACAAACTCGACGCCCAGGGTCTGCGCCGCCCAGGCCTCGACCTTGGTCATGAACTCCGCGAACTCGGCCACGGTGAGGGTTGCCGTGGACCGGCCCATCGTCTGCCCTCCCGGCAGATCCACCAGGCCCAGCAGCTCCCGCTTGAGCAGCTCGTGCCACGCCTCGGCGCTGTATTGCCGTCCGCCCACGCTGGCCTGCTCTGCGACCTGCGCGACGAGGGCCCAGTAGCGGGCGTTCTGGTCCAGGGAGCGCTTGGTCTTCTCGGGCTTCAGCTCGACCACCAGGGGCTTCCCGGCGGCGGCCATGGCCCGCCAGTTCTGTTTCAGCCAGGCATACAGGGCTTGGGCGTTCCGGTCCTCACGCAAGACAAACGTTTTCAGCATTTCGCACCCCGCAAAATATTTTTTCGATCCCCCCTTGCGTTCCGGTCGTGGCGACCTATACTGGAGTCATGGGCAGGGAGCCCAGGACACAGGAGGACGAGATGACCAAGCGCACTGACCTGCTCAAGACCTTCGCCGCCCAGGCCAAGAATGCCGACGCGCACAACGACGTGACCCTCCGCAACCAGGCAGCGAACAGTTGGCGCGAGAACGCCACCCAGGCCGAGGCCGACAAGGCCCCGAAGTATTTGACCTGGACCGGGCGGAAGTAGTGCCCCGCCCCACAGTTCCCCCAGCCGCCCGGTCGATCCGGGCTTTTGGGGTCGAGGGATGACCCCTAGGAGAGACCCATGCGCACCTACTACGCGCTCCGCACCAGCAGCCTGGAATACAGCCTCACCGGCCATGAGACGCCCGCCCAGCGCAGCCGTCTGGCGGCGATCCCACGCGCCAGGGTCCAGGCCCGGAAGCCGGAAGATCACGAGGTCGGCACGGCGAAGGTCTACGCGATCCGGGCCGCTAACATCGAGGAGGCGCGCGCGATCCTGGCTGCTGACGGCTGGACGGGCCGCGTGAGACTCGCCTGGGAGATGTAGCCGTGCCCCGCCCCACCACCCTTCCCGAGCCCTGGCGCTCCCTGGCTGCAGAGCTGGAGCGCCAGTGGCTCGCAGACCCGGCCCACGCTGGCCAGTCCTGCCCTGGAGGCGTGACGCTGGCGGCTGAGGCGCTGCGGTGCTCCCCCGTGACCCTCCGACGCTGGGCCGCAGGGACGCAGCCGCCAGACCCACGCGCACGGGCATGGATCCTGACGGTCTTCCAGCAGTGCAGCCTCGAGCCCCCGGAGTGACGGGGGCTTTTTCGCAGCAATGGAGCGCTTCCGATTTCATGCCGCCACCCCCAGCCGCCGGTTGACGGACGCCAGGTGCTCGACCTGGAGGCCGTGCTGCCGCTCCCACTCCCGGGGCCCGGCGTGGAAGGCAACGCCGAAGCCGCCCGTCCGGTGGTGCTGCGGGCAGAGCGGGATCGTCTGATCGTCCCCGGCCCGCTGTCCGAGTCCTACCGTGGTGCGGACGTGGTGCACCTCGACAGGGCGGGCACCGCAGACGCAGCAGGGCATGGACGCCACCAGGGCCAGCCGGGCACGGTCCACCACGCGGGCGGGCTTCAGGGTCCGCTTGCGCTTGCGGCGGGGGGAGAGGGGGACGTGGCGCATCATCCGGCCTGCTCCAGCAGGGACGCCATGTCCTCCGGGTCCGCCTGCCCTCCATGCCCGCACGCTCTGTCCCCGGGCTCTTCCTCGTAGCGGGTGAGGCCGGCGCGGAACACCAAGGGTAGGTCCATCGTCGGGCCGTTGCGGTGCTTGGCGATCACCAGCTGCGCGGTCACGTCGTTCACCTTGCGGTGGATGAAGGCCACGAGGTCCGCGTCTTGTTCGATGGCGCCGGAATCGCGCAGGTCCGCAAGCTGGGGCTTCCCGCCCTGGCGCTTCTCCACCTCGCGGTTGAGCTGGCTGAGCACCAGCACGGGCACGCGGCGATCCTTGGCCAGCAGCTTGAGGGCGCGCGTGAGCTCCGCCAGCCGGTGCGTCTCGTCCTTGGCCGTGCCGCCGCTGAGCAGCTGGAGGTAGTCCACCACCACCAGCCCAGGCTTTCCCTCGCGCGTGATGATCCGGTCCACCTGGGCCTGAATCTCCGGGGGCGTGATCTTGGATCGGTCGCAGACGTGGATCGGCAGGCGGTCCAGCTGCGTCTTCGCCTCCGCCACCCTGGCGAAGGCGGCGCGGTCCCGCGTCTCGATCATGGCCCGCAGGTCCACGCCAGCGGCGTCTGCCATGATCCGCTGGATGCACTCCTCCCGGGTCATTTCGAGGCTGAACATCACGCCGGACCCGGCCCGCAGCAGCCAGTTGAGCGCCAGGGAGGTTTTCCCGATGCCGGGCCGGGCCGCCAGGATGATCAGGTTCCCAGGCTGGAAGCCTCCCTGCAGGATGCCGTTGAGCCTGGGCCAGCCCTTGATCCGCGTGCCCACGGTGCAGTTCCCGCTCAGCCGGTCCCCGAGCGAAGCCAGCACGTTGTCCGTGACCTGCCACACCCGCTCCGCGTTGCCGCGGTCCGAGGCCTGCGCCAGGGACGCCAGCCGCTCCCCCGCCTGCGCCACGGTCTCCCCGCTTGGCTCGCAGGCCTCCGCGGATCGGACGATGCCCGCGCCGATGCGGATCAGCTCCCGGAGCTTGCGCATCTCCTGCAGGCGCTCCACGAGGGGCTGGATGCCTTCGACCTCCGGGGCCAGCATGATCGACTGGAGCCCCTGGAGGTCCCCCACCCTGCCCAGGTCCCCGGCCTCGCGCAGGGCGTCCCGCAGGCTCAGGGCGTGCACCTCCTGGCCAGCGTTGGCCACGGTGCGCAGGGCCCGGAACACGGCCTGATGGGCGGGGTCCAGGAAGTCATCCTCGCGCAGGACGGCGGACCACTCCGCCGCCTCGGACTCGCGCCCGGGGGACGCCAGGGACGCCAGGAGCCAGCGCTCCGCTTCGTGGTCTTGCGGGACAGGGCGGGTCATACGGCGGGCTCCAGCAGGACGGGGCCAGCGGCGGGAACGGGTGCCGGCTTACGGGCGGCGGACCACACCAGCCGGGCGAAGGGACGCCAGTTCGCGGCGTTGTTGCCCTGGTCCCCGGGCTCACCGAAGAAATACTGCGGGGCCTTGAGTTTGCTGGGCTTCCCGCCCACGTAGGCCTTCCACGAGCGCTCCAGGATCTCCGGCGTCAGGTCCGCGTTGGCCTTCAGCAGCCCGTCCAGCCGCTCAACCAGGAGCGCAGCGTCCACGCGGATCACCCGGCCCGATTCGTCCTCCCGCGGTGTTTCCGCCACCACGGCCTTGGCCATGGCCACGGTCTCCGGGCGGTAGGCCTCGAAGGCCTCGGCTTCGACCTGGGCCCGGCTCCTGCGGGTGCGCTTGGGCTTCACCGCCTCCGGCTCCACCGGCACCAACGGGGCCGCGTCAGCGGAACCGTTGGGGAGGTTTTTATCTTTTTCCTTCTTCCCACTTCCCACTTCCGGGGCCATCTGGTTTCCATTTGCTAAACCATCTGGATAACCATCTGGATAACCATTTGGTTTCCCATCTGGTTTTCGAGGACGGCCACCACGGGAACCATTTGCTTTGAGCTTTGCGCACTTGTCCTCATAGGCCTTGCGCTCCGCAAGAAGGCGCAGGCTGATCAGCTTGGATTCGTCACCTTCCACGGGCACGAAGTAGCGCCGGATCCAGACCATCTGGTTAACCATCTGGTTTCTGTTTGCTATTCCAAGCAGGCACCCAATTGCTTCCGGGTCCGCAGGGATGCAGCAGTCGTCTTCGTTCGCCCAGGCCCACAGCAGCAGCAGCTTCCCAAGCTGGTCATGGCTCAGGAGCTTGGTCTTCGGGTCCGCCAGAAGCTCTTTCGAGTAGATTTTGAACCAGGGGGCGGCGGCCATCAGCTCACCTTCTTCTGGCCCGTCAGCTCCGCCCGCTTGTCGTCGCGCGCCTCGGCTGTGGGGATTCGGGGTTCCGACTTGGCCCATGCCTTCCTGTCTTCCAGGGACAGGCCGGGCCGGTTCATGGGGTGGTCCAGGTGCGCGATCAGGTCCGACAGGGACCACGCGATCAGGCAGAGGGCTCCAGCGGCCTCCGCGCGCTCCAGGAAGGCCGTCTGCTCCTTCGTGGGGGCTCCGGGTGCCTGGACGCGCTTCCGCCCGACCCTGACGCCCGGGCGCTTCACCTCGCAGAACAGGACGCGCCCGCCGGGCAGGATGCCCACGATGTCAGGCCAGCCGGCGGGGATGTCCGCCTGCCCGCCCGGGCCCGTGAGCCTGCGGACCCTGCGCGTACGGGTTCCCCCGGCGTCCAGGTGCCACGCGGGGATGCCGCGGCGCTCCAGCTCCGCGAGGCACGCGGCCTGCACCTGAGCTTCGGTCTGGGGGATCGTGAGGACGGACCTGCCGTAGCGGGAGGGGTCGAAGGTGGGGATCACGCGAACACCCCCACCGGCAAGGCCTTGCCCCCGTGCGGCAGCACTGGGGGCTGGCCTTCCTGGAACTCCACCTCAGCCCGCAGGCCGGAGACGGCGGAGCGAATCTGGAGGGCGGCGCTGGCGTTCCCCTTCCCCCTCAGCGCAGACAGGGCACCATCCAACTCCAGAAGGGCAGCGGCGGGCGCTGGGAGGGGGTAGGACTCCAGGAGCACCCGGAGGTGGCACGTCGCAGCGTTGGCTTCATCACGGGCCATCTGGGCGGCTTCCGCGGGCCTTCCGTGGTCCACCATGAGGGCGGCGTGCGCGAGGTCCAGGTGCTCCAGGACGTGGCGGATGGCGGGAACGTAGGAGGTCATGACGCCGCCGGGAGAGAGCGTTGAAGGGCGGTGAGTTCCGCCAAGCGAGGGGGAATCTGCCCTTCTGCCCACAGGTCCGGGCGGAGGGTCCAACATGGAATCTCCCCTTCGGAGTGGAGATGGATCTGGCAGGCGGTCTCGGGGGTTCCGTTCCCGGCAAGGGCTCGGTAGACGGTCGCCTTGTCGCACCCGATGCGCACGGCCAGGGTCTCGGGGCTGATGGGATACTTCCTTCGCATGCCTTTAAATCTCGCACTTGCTGCGAAGAAAGCAAGGGGGAATTTTTCACCGGATGCGAAATTCCCCCTTGACGGCTTTTCGCACTGGATGCAACATTCCCCTGTCACCCCCCCCAACAGGCGCTCCGAGAGCTGCTGAGGGACCAGGGGCGGCCCGATCTTCGAGAACCCATCACCCATCGCCTGCCCTTCCCGGCTGGACCTGCGGAAAGGGCACCCCCAACGGAGGGGCAGGCGACAACCGTTCCCGCTCTGCCGCTGGCATCGGGCTTCCGGGGAGCCAGGCTCCCCAAGTTCATCAACCCCTCACCACCCGCTGGACGCGGGGAGCGTGAGCCATGTCTGGAGGAATCACCGTGACCGTCCGCCGCATCATCCGCCTCGTTCCGCTCCAGCCGCCGCCCCCGCGCACCCCGGCGCCGATCAAGGAGATCGCAGCATGAACAACGCAACTCTCACCCCTGAGCAGATTGCAGAAGGTCTCCGCCTCCACGGCATGTGGTGGCGCGACGAGCCCGGAGGTAAGCGCCTGGATTGGTCCAGGGCCAACCTGGCCGGGGCCAACCTGGACGGGGCCAACCTGGACGGGGCCAACCTGGCCGGGGCCAACCTGGACGGGGCCAACCTGGCCGGGGCCAACCTGGCCGGGGCCAACCTGGACGGGGCCTACCTGGCCGGGGCCAACCTGGACGGGGCCAAGGGCTACCTGCCATTTGTGTGCGTCGGCCCTATCGGCTCTCGCCACGGCTACACCACCATCAGCCTCACCGAGGACAAGATCCAGTGCGGCTGCTTCAACGGGACGCTGGCCGCTTTCAAGAAGCAGGTCCAGCGGACCCACAAGAACAACCCTCTGCACCTGGCCGAATACACCGCCGTGGCGGCCATGGCGCGGGCGCTCCGCGAGGCTCAGCCACCGCGCGAGGCTACGCCGGAACCGCCCGCGCCCTTCACTGAGGGCCAGACCGTGCGGCTCACCGAGGCTGGCCGCAAGCACTGGTCCTGGGATCCCACCAGCGCCGGAAAGGTCTGCTGGTGTCGCGGTGGATGGACCCGCGTCGAGTTCGATACCTGCTACCTCAGCATCCCCGATGCCTTCGTGGAGCTTGCAGAAGCAGCCGTTGAGGGGGCTTCCGCATGAACACCTTCCCGTTTGGGCCTCCCGAACCCCCGGAGCATGAGGACCGCTGCAAGGTGTGCGGCTCTCACCTGACGCTCGAAATGGAGCGGGATTCCGAGACCTGCGTGAACTGCCAGTGCGAGGCCGCGGGATGCTCCGCCACCGCCTGCTAGCCATGGCCCGCGAGACCTACGAGCCCTCCGACGGCTGGAAGCGGCGCGCCGATCCCTGCCCGTTCTGCAAGGTCCAGGGCGTGTTCCAGAGCCTGCACCACGATGAGCGCGGCCACTACATCGAGCACGACGACTGCACCCGCTGCGGCGGAATCGGCTGGATTCCTGCCCGCTACAAGGTGCGCCGTCGCCAGCGCCGTGAGCTGGGGTTGGCCGCATGAGCGCCGCGCTGCGGGAAGCCGCCGCCCTCATGGCCTCCCGCCTCCGCCTGTTCCAGCGCACCGCGCAGCAGGCCCAAGAGGCAGACGCCCGAATCGACCTCGCCCCGCAGGAGATGTGGGAGCCGTCCGACCAAGCCGCCCTGGACGCATACGAGGCCGCCATCAACGAGATCAACGGGGCCCGGCCCCTCTTCCCATGGAGATCCCAGCATGAACGAGATTCGCACCCTTGACCCTGGAACCATCACGAAGCTGGTTCTCAACGGGGACATGAAGGGCCTCACCGATCAGCAGAAGGTCGAATACTACGGCTACCGCTGCAATCAGGCCGGGCTGGACCCCGCCGCCAAGCCCTTCGACATCTTGACCCTCAACGGGAAGATGATCCTCTACGCCAACGCGGGATGCACGCAGCAGCTCACGCATATCCACAAACTCTCCCATCAGGTCACGAACCGGGAGCTGGTGGACGACATCTACTGCGTCTTCGTGCGGGTGACGGGCCCCGATGGGCGCAGCACCGAGAACATGGGTGCCGTTCCCGTGGTTGGGCTCAAGGGTGAAGCGAAGGCCAACGCCTTCCTGAAGGCCACCACCAAGGCCATCCGCCGCGCGGTGCTCGCGCACTGCGGGCTCGGGATGCTGGACGAAACCGAGGTTGAGACCATCCCCGGAGCGGAGAAGGTGGAGCCGCCCCTGGACCTCGCGCCGATCACCGAGGCCGCGAATATCGAAGAGCTGCAGGACGCCTACAGGCTTCTCTACAAGGCCGCCCGCACCAAGGAAGCCCAGGCCAGCGTGATCCAGGCCAAGGACCGACGCAAGGCAGAGCTTGGGGTGGTGGCATGAACATCCTCACCCTCACCCAGGGAACCCCCGAATGGCTCCAGGCCAGGGCTGGCAGGGTCACGGCCTCCAAGGTGGCCGACCTCATGGCCAAGGGCCGCAGCGGCGGAGAGTCCGCCGGGCGCCGGAACTACCGCGCCCAGATCGTGGCCGAAATCCTCACCGGCAAGCCCCAGGAGGATGGCTTCAAGAGCGCCGCCATGGAGTGGGGCACGCAGAACGAGCCCTTCGCCCGCGCAGCCTACGGGGTGCTGAAGGGCTGCATGGTGGACCAGGTGGGCATGGTGCTGCACCCCACCATCGAGCGCGGGGCCGCGTCCCCGGACGGTCTGATCGGCTGGGCCGGTGGCGAGGCTTCCCCGGAAGGCCTGATCGAAATCAAGTGCCCCAACACCGCCACCCACCTGGACTACCTTCAGGCCGGGACCGTGCCCACGGACTACCAGCCCCAGATGCTCTGGCAGATGGCCTGCACCGGGGCGCAGTGGTGCGACTTCGTGAGCTTCGACCCCCGGCTCCCGGAAGACCTCCAGCTCTTCGTGAAGCGCTTCCCCAGGGATGACGCCCGCATTGCCTCCATGGAGATGGAGGTCCGGGCCTTCCTGCGGGAGGTAGACGAAACCATCGCCAACCTGCGCAAGCTGCGCACCGCCGCTTAGGAGCCCATCCCATGACCACCGCCGAAGCCCTGCCCCTGGAGGGCGTCATCATCACCCCGGAGGACCCCGCCGGCATCGTGACCCTCGGGCCCACGGCTAAGCCGCTGGACCTGTTCACCTCCCCCACGTTGGTGGATGGCCTGTTGGCCGCCATCCGCACCGAGGCCCTGCGGGACTTCACCCCGGACCTGTCCACCGCCACGGGCCGCAAGGCCATCGCCTCCCGAGCCTTCCGCGTCACCAAGACCAAGACGTTCCTGGATGGCATCGGGAAGGATGAGGTGGCGCGGCTGAAGGAGCTGCCCCGCCTGGTGGACGCCGGACGCAAGACCCTGCGGGACAGCCTTGACGCCCTGGCGGATGAGGTCCGCAAGCCCCTCACCGAGTGGGAGGAGCGGGCCGAGGCCATGAAGCAGCGCCTTGCTGAGATGCAGGCCATCCCGGACCAGTTGATGGTGCTGGCTGACACCGATTCCGCACGGATCAAGGAGGCCATGGAATCCCTGGAGGCCCATCCTGTGGACTCCGAAACCTGGGGCGAGTTCGCCGAGGACGCCGTGGCCATCAAGTCCGCGACCCTGGCCAAGCTCCAGACCATGCTGGACGCCCGCCTGAAGTTCGAGGCGGACCAAGCCGAGCTGGAGCGTTTGCGGCAGGCCGAAGCCGACCGCCAGGCTGAAGAGGAGCGCGAACGCCTGCGCCGCGAGGGCGAAGAGCGCGCCCGGAGGGAGTCCGAGGAGCGCGAGCGTCAGGCCCGCGAGGATGCGGAGCGTCAGGCCCGCGAGGCCAAGGAAGCTACCGAGAAGGCCGAGCGCGAGAAGAAGGAGGCCGAAGAGCGCCTTGAGCGCGAGAGGTCCGAGGCTGCGGAGCGCGAAGAGCGCGCCCGCCAGGAGGCCGCCGCCAACGAGCGCCGCCGCATGGAGCAGGAGCAGGCGGACCGCGAGGCCGAGGACCGGCGCCGCGCCGCCGACGAAGAGCACCGCCGCGCCTTCAACCGGGAGGCCATGACGGACATCCAGGCCGCCATCCCCTCCATTGAGATGCTGGCCCCCGAAAGCGCCGAGGCCGTGGCCAAGGCCGTGCTCTGCGCCATCGCCAAGGGCCAGGTCCGCCACGTGGCCATCCACTACTGAGGCCTAGCCATGTCCCGCGAATCCTTCAACAGCGCCTACGCCTACGCCTTCGGGATCCTGCACGGCTACTTGAACAGCGCCTCCCACGAATCCAAGCACGAGGCCACCTCCGAAGATTGCAAGGAAACCATCCGGAAGGCCCATGAGTTCGCCACCCTCTTCAGCGCCATGACGCCCGATGTGAAGGCCGCGTGGTTCGATGGCGGCTGCCGCGCCCTCCAGGCCCCGAAGCCCGCCGTCCCCGCCACCCCCCTGCCCGGCCTGGTCACTGGCGAAGAAATCCAGGCCTGCCTTCGGAGGGCCGGATGATGGGCGATTTCGGAAAGCTCCTGTTCCTCATTGCCGTTCTCGGCTTCATGGCTTACCTCGCCTCCATGCCTGAGAAGAAGGGCGATCCCACCATCTCCCGCGACCAGAAGGGGCCGAAGAACGGGGGCGCGCTGTGAAGTGCCAGCTCTGCGGGGAGCGCGAGGCCATCACGGACGCCGCCTTCTGCGATCCGTGCCTGGAGGTCTACGAAGACGCAGTGCTGGACCGCAGCCCCATGGTTGCCCGCATCGCCCGCTACGCCGTCCGCTACTCCCGCTGCATCGCGGACAACCCCAGGAACGCCCGGCGCATCCGTGAGACCACGCGCCGCTACTGCACCACCACGGGCGCCATCGTCCCGGCTTGGGCCCGGGAGCGCTACGCCAGCCACGTCCAGGCGGAGAAGATCGCATGAGCCTCCCCAACTACCAGCTTCCCGTGGTGGACAGCCCCGTGGACTACTCCCGCCTCCACACGGCGGAGTGGATCCAGGCCCGCATCGCGGAACTCCAGAAGCTCCGCCCTGATCCCCTGATCGCCCTTGCCCCCGGAGCCCCCAAGGACCAGGAACGGCTCTACCGCGGCATCTCCCGGGAACTCTGCGCCCTCCGGGATGAGCTGGAACTGGTCAAGCGCCTGGGCGTGGGGGCGAAGTGGCGCCCTGTCGACGCCCTGCCCCGCACCACGCCCCTCAACGCCCGCGTCCGCAAGTACCGGGGCCTCACAGCAGAACAGCTTGCCGACCGCATGCGCGCCCTGCTGCGCAAGGCCGAAGCCACCAAAGACCCAAGACTGGCCCAGCGCTACCGCTACCAGGCCTCCACCTACCGCTGGAAGGCGGAGCAACGCGCCAGGCAGCTTGGCCATCCCATCCCCGACATGCCGAAGGAGGCCGCATGAACCGCCTGCACCCCGAAGACCTGCGACGGAAGCTGCTAGGTGATCGCCTAACGCCAGAATTAACCGGCGCAATCTGCGCCGAATGCTGGAGGGAGTATGGAAATCGAGAAGATCGAAGGAGAGAACCAGCCCGTGCAGGTTGAGTCCGGGTTGAATGACAGGTTAGGCGTCGAGGGTAAGGACTGGAAACGCTGGTGCATGAAGCGGGAAGAACAGTTGCGGGTGGCGATGGATGCGTTTGAGCACATTGCAGGGAACGCCGAAAGCCAGTTGACCGCGCTAAACCATATCGCAGGAGGGCACGGATCACCTGAATGGCACGGAGCGTATTGGTATCGAACCGAAGCCATCACGGCGATTCGACGGATCAAAGGACTGGACGCCTAACGAACCGAGTTAAGCGGCGTTGCCGCAGCGAAACGATGAAAGGAGATGAAATGGTTGAAGTATCCGGAAATTTCAGAGAGTTGCCAGCCACGGCAACGTCCGCCTTGAACGACCGGTTAGGCGCGAGCGAAGCCAACCTTGCAGCGTTGCTCGGGCGAATGAGAACGCTTGAAGTTGACCACATGCCGGACAATTGGCCTGCCGTGAAGATGGAGGACATTTCAGCCCTCTGTGATGCGGTGGTGAAGCTGAACACCAAACGAAAGGAACTTGAAGCCCATGCCGCGGCGCTTGCTGGAGCATTGGACGGCTACCAAGAATGCTGTGGCGAGGACCACCCACGCCCGAATTTCGAGTGTGAAACATGCGGAAAAGAAGAACGCATTTTGTCGGATTACCGCGCATGGTGTAGCGCCTAACGATGGAGTTAACCGGCGCTGCCGGGACAAGGAGATTGAACATGCAAGGAGACGAAAACGGCAGCGTCCGGGTTGAACGACCGGTTAGGCGACACCCCTGGGATTTGCCGCTTGGAGTGCGATTCAAATTTATAGATTCTGCTGCCCAGGGCGTCTGGGTTCTGCTGTCACACGAGGATGGGGGAATCTGCGTGAAGTGGAACGGCATCGACGGTCCAGGCTTGCCCGTTTGCTGCCTTGCCGAGAGCCGAGAAGAGTATGTAGCCATGGAAGTCGAAGTTGTCGCCTAACGATCGAAGCTAACCGGAGCATGGGCTCCGGACGAATCAAAAACCAGAATCCGGCATGCCCATGCGTCCGGTTGAGCGCGAGGTTAGGCCATGCGAATATCATCAATTGAACAACATGCAATAAAACACGTTCTTGAGATCGGCGCCAGGCATGGTTATGGAAACATGATCGGCCATTTGCAGACTGCATGGATGAGGATGCTCATCAAAAGTGGTTTATCAGAAGATGCAGCGCGGGAGGCCGCCAAGGGATTTCACGCGTATCCTATTGCGATGCAAAACGATCTTGTTGAGCGTGGTTTTTGGGATGAAAGCGGCGTCTCATATAATGCCTAACGATGAAATTAACCGGCGTTGTAGCCTGCCGGAAATGAAAACTTGCGGGCTGCCAGCGGCTACAACGTCCGTGTTGAATGCGAGGTTAGACGCGATGAGTGACCTTTGGTTTAACTTGCGGATTTGGATTTACCACATTCAGGCTGGAAGGCGGGAATGGTGGCGGTTTGAAGTGTCTGCGAACGAATACCACCGTGGGAACAAGGAAACGCCTTTCATCCAGCTTTACGATCTGAGGAAACCTGGATCTTGGATCGGAGGCAGACCGGCGAGCGCCTAACTTTCAATTAGACGACCTAACGAATCAGCGTAACCAAACGTCAGTCTCAATGTAAGTAAAACGTGATCAACCGACACAACACATGAAAACAAGGTAATGAGACGAAAGGACACGTTATGACCACCACCACCAAGCGCATCCCCAAGGGCACCCGCGTCCGCTGGCGGGCCCGCTACCCATCCGATCCCGTCCACGAGGGAGAGGTGCTGGCCTTCGTGGACCGCCGCGCCCACTGCGGAAACCGGCGCGTCCATGACCGGGAAGCCCTGACGCGCCGGGAAACTTGGGGAGTGCTGCGCTAGGCTACAGCCCCATCGCCTCATCCACCGTCCTGGCCAGGATCCACGCCCGCTGTGCCTCCCAGGTGGTGTCGAGCACGGCGCCGGACGCCTTGAGGTTGGAGCGGTAGAGGGCGCCCAGGGCCGCGGGATCCTGCAGGAGAGCCAAGAGCCCCGTCTCCGCCAGGGCCGCGGTCTCCCACGCCTTGATGGCTTCATTCTCGGACGCCTCGGGGTTGGCGTGGACGTGATCGAGGGACGCACGCTTCCCTGCGAAGCGCTCCCTGCGCAGGAGCTGATCCATGCTGGAGTAGTACCCCACTTCGTCCGAGCCCTGGAGGCTGGCCACTGCGGACGCGATCTCCTGCGCGGTGGACGCCTGGAGTCCCGCGATGGTGGCCGCAGCCTGATCCTGCGCGGCCTTGGCCTCTGCGAGTGCAGCGGATCGCCCTCGCAGCGTGGCCAGGGTGAGGGTGAGGTTGTCGTTTGCCATGTGTCCTCCTACCAGCGAAGCCGGAGATAGCCAGGTCCCCCAGGGAGGGACGCGGAGCTGGTGTTTTTGCGCCCGCCGGAGCCTGCGCCGTAGCCGGTCGGAGCGGTCCCGGACTGCCCGCCCCTGCCGAGTCCAGAGCTGCCACCCGTGCCATTGTCCCCGGAGGTCCACGGCGCGAACCACGTGGTGCCGCCGCCGTAGGTAGTTGCGTTCCCGCCGCCGGCACCGGGGCAAGCCGCCAGCACGTCAAACCCCGTGGTGATCGAGGTCGAAACGCCAGCGGCCGCGCCAGCGATCTGCCCGCCCAGTGACGTGGGCGGGATCACCGCACCACCAGGCCCGCCTACCGTCGAGCTAACGCCGCCGCGCTTCCCGCCCTTAGCCGTCGCGGCGCCGAAGGTCGTGTCCCCGCCGTTGTTGCCCTGCGTGTTGGTGACGCCGAGGCCTCCTGAGCCCACGGAATAGGGGATCTGCTGGCCCTTGGCGACCCAGATTGTGTATTTGAGCACACCCGCGCCACCACCCCCGCAAACGGGAAACGAGCCATCCGTGGAGTGCGCGCCGGACCCGCCTCCGCCGCACATCAGCACCTCCAGCCAGCCCGACTTGGGAGCCGTCCAGGTGCCGGACTGGCCAGCCTGAAACTCGGCCTGATTGGCGAACATGGCGTCCAGGATCGCCTGCACGCGCTCCCCGCCGATACTCGCACTGGCGCCAAGCTCCATGTTGACTTGAAGGGTCGATCCGTCCTTGAGCGTGGCCGCGAAGGGGACGCCCGATATTTTGACGCCTACTGGAGCCACGCCCGCCGAGCCAGGGACGTAGTTGGGCGTCTCGATCACCTCGCCCTTGATCAGCATGGCCTTGAGGATGTCGGCCTCCAGCATGCCAGCGGAGACCTTGCGAGTGGCGTAGAGGCAGTCGTAGTACGCCAGGGCACCCCCAACGCCAGCGTTTTCGTGATCGATGTAGAAGCTCACGGACGTGGTGCCCGCCGGGGCGGTGCCGCTGCTGGCAGTCCGGGTCCAGGCGTTGGGGGTGCCCTGGGCGCCTTTGACTCCCCAGCCAGTGGTGCCGCTGGGTCCCATGTAGCGCATCCCAACGTGAACCTGGCCAACGGCGCTTATGTTGCGGACCATCGCCTCGATTACGTGCTGGTCCCCAGGCGCGCAGGGGATCTCCTCCGTCATATAGCACGCCGCGAACCCGTCGGCTTCCGTGACGGTGCGGCGCACCTTGGTGCCGGTGTATGCCTTGTAGGAGTCGTAGGTGGTGTCGTAGACGACCGCGGCCTCGTAGCCGGTGGGGTCGGGGTCTTCGCTGTTGGCGTTCTTGATGAGGTTGTTACTGCTCCGCGCGAGGCGATCCGCGTAGGATGCCGCCGTGGCGGCGTTGTTCGCTGCGGTCTGGGCGCTGTTTGCCGCGGTCTGTGCGGTGTTGGCTGCGGCCTGCACCGCCGCCGTGATCGCGTTCAGCAGCGCCTGCCGCGCGTCGAACAGGGCCTTCCAGTTCGCCCGGAAGGTGGGACCGTCGATAGGCGTGGTGGTCGAGAGGTTCGCATCCGCAAGCCAGGACGGCGTGCCGCTGCTCCAGGTTGTGCCAGCGTTCAAATAGGTGGCGAGCGCCTGGAACGCGCTGTCGTAGTCCGTGCGGCTCACACTCACGGCGTCGGCACGGGACTGGATCCCAGCGCGCTCACCCAGGATCGTGTCCCACTGGAGGCGCGTGCTCTGCTTCTCGGACGGCGTCAGCTTCCCGTCCGACGCGATGTCCGCAAGCGCGGCGTTGGCGGCATTCGCCGCCGCCTGGGCGGCCTGGACCTGCACGAGGGTGGCCACCGGCACCGGCACCGCGGCCACGCTCTGCGCCACGCCCTGCACGGTCCAGGGCCCGGCCTGGGCGCCGTAGAGGGGCCGGACGCAGGCGTGCGCGGTGGTGAGGTCCGAGGCGAGGGAGACGGCGCGCACGGCGCGGCGATCCGACGCTGGCACCGTGAACGGCGCCACCAGCCACGGATCCTGGCCCGGAGCCGGGCCGACCGCCACGCCCACCTCGAAGCCCGTGATCAGCTGCGCTAGGGACGCGGAGGGATCCCATGCCCAGGTGATGTCCAGCCACTTCTGCCCGAGGATGCGCGGCGGCAGCGGGTCTCCCCCTCCCGGCGGGTCTTCCACGGGCCCGGTGATGCCGCTGCGGTCGTATTCGTCAAAGCGCCGATACACGGTCTCCTCCTACTCCGGCCGCGTGCCCGTGACGGTCATGCTCACGGACGGAACGCCAGGCAGCGCCTGCGCCGCGGGCGTGTATTCGTAGACGGGGACGCTGGCTGGATCCTGCCGGCCACCACCCCACAGGTTCACGGAGACCAGCTTCAGGTAGAGCTTCTGGCCGAGGCGCCCCTGTGGCAGCGGGTGGCGGAAGACTGCCTCGTCCAGGCGCGCCCACTGCGCCCCGGTGGCCTTCGCGGCGGTGGGCGTCCCATAGGCTCCCCGCCGCAGGCTGGTGAGGTCGTAGGCCCCGGGCCCGGTCAAGGTGGCCGTCTGGTAGGCCAGGAGCTCGCCCCCCGCCCAGAGCAGCGTGATCAGATCGTCGCGGTCCTGGGCACTGCCAGACGCGAGCTGCAGGCTGCTCTGGGTGAGCTGGAGCGCCAGTGTGCTGGAGGCGTCCACTTCGGCAGGGCTGCCAGCAGCTCCGGCCGAAGTGGACGGATCCGACGTAGCTGTAGGTGGCGCCATCCGCGGACACCCAGACCTCGCACCCTCCCCAGAGGTCCCCCCCGCTGGTCGCCAGCCACAGCTCTGGCCCACCGCTCTGGCAGAGCCAGAGGGGAGGCTGCAGGACCACGGGCGCCGCGGCGTCGCCCGGGTCGGCGTTCACGTCCGGAGCCTGCCCGTCCGCGCTCTGGACGGTGTAGCGGGTGTGGGAGGCCACGCCGAAGGGCCATTCCTCGGCCGTCACGTCGAGGTCGCCCTGCTCGTTCTCCTCGATCTCGAGCAGCCGCACCGGCCGGTGATCCAGCCCCAGGTAGGGCGCCGTGAGGGTGACCAGGTCCATGGGCTCCAGCAGGCAGTAGCGCCAGCCGAGCCGGAATCGGTAGCGGTTCCGGCAGTAGACCGAGCGCTGGGCCAGGATCCTGGAGATGGTGAGCGCCACGGCCGCCCGCTTGATGCACGGCAGGTCCTTGGCCTCGGCCTTGCGCGGGCCAAAGGTCTCCACATCCACGGGGTCGGGGTCGTCCAGGGTGTTCTCGTTGTACTCGAGGGCCCGGTCGCGGAACTTCACGGGCGCGCAGTTGTACGCGTCCTGGGTGCTGGTGCGCTCGACCTGGATGGGATCCTCGTCCCCCTCGGCCAGGAAGTCATCGAGGGTGAGGTCGTAGACCGGGGTGGTGTTCGGCGTGTAGGTCACGCCGTTGCCGGTGAGGGGCGTGTCCCCGTAGGGGATCACCTTCAGCTTCCCCTCGCTCCAGACGGGCTCCGAGTTGGTGGCCGTGAAGATCTCCTCCAGGCCGCGCTTGGCCTCGGCCTGCTCCGACCAGGAGGGGGACAGCCAGAGTCCCGCCGCGGTGCAGTAGGTGCGGTAGAGGGCCAGGTCTCCGAGGCGCGAGGCGTCCCAGCCTGCGCCGACCAGCGGATCGCTCAGGTAGTGCGGGACGATGTCCGCCGGGTGCGCGTCCAGGTTGCCGCCGCCCACCGCGCAGAAGCCGGTGACCTCGAAGCTGTGGTTCTCCAGGCTGGCGTTGCCGTCCAGTTCGTAGGCCGCGTGGGCAGCGTAGGCCGTGCCCGCGTACCCGACCGCCTCCGCCGGGTGCTTGCTGGTGAGGTAGGCCCAGGGCGCCTGGGTGCGGGATCCGCTGAAGAAGGTGAAGCCCAGGCCCGCCAGGCTCGTGACGGACTTGTCCTTCCACACGCGGTTGACGCCGACCACGCCCTCGCAGATCGCCAGGAGGATCATGGCCTCGTAGGTGTAGGTGGTGCTGCTCATGGAGCCACCTCCGCCCTTGCCCATCTTCTGCTTCTTGGTGTGGGGGATCGCCTTGAAGTCCAGGTAATGGATGAGGTTTGCGGCGATGCGGTCGGTGCCGTAGACCAGGGCCACGGCGCCGCCATAGCAGCTCGTCTGGATCTGGATGCCCGCCAGCTTGGTGTCGCTCTGCTTGACGCTGTGACCGCCACCCATCAGGACCCCCAGGGAGAGAAGAAGCGCACGGGCCGGGAGGCCAGCGCCTGGTTGGCGAGGGCGTCATCCACCACCACCTCCCCCGCAGGCAGGAAGGCGTGCACGATCTCCGGCCAGGCCGCGACGATGGCGCCGTGGCTGTAGGTCCGCCCGAAGCGCCAGACGGCGATGTCCCCAGGCTGAGGCGGGCCCTCGATCTCCCGCGCGTGCGCCTGCACCAGCTCCAGATAGCGCTCCTCGTCCCGGTGCAGCATCCAGTCGTGCGGATAGGCTCCCGGGTCCACGCGCGGCAGCACGCCGGCCGCCTCGTAGACCGCCGCCAGCAGCAGGCCGCAGTCCGCGCCGGCGCCCTTCACGCGGGCGGCGTGGTGGTAGGGGGTGCCGACCCAGGAGAGGGCCTCGGCCACCACCGCGGCGCGGGCTTCGATCTCGGGCATCATCGGGCGGTCTCCGGCGGAGGGACGAAGGGGAAGCCCCGGAAGCGGTTGGCGTTGCCCAGGGCCTTGCATGCGGCCAGGGTCCGGGCGCAGCCGGGATAGACCGTGAAGGCGTCGCCCTGAGCGGGGGCGGCCGGCAGGGGCAGGGCCAGCTCGAAGCGGCCAGAGGCGAAGGCCTTCACGGCGCGGCGTGCCCCGGCGCAGGCCCCGCTGGTGAAGGCCAGCACACCCAGGGTGAAGTAGCCGTCCACCTCGGCACGGCCGCTGGGCACGCTGGTGGTGCTGGCCCCGCTGCCGGTGGTGCCGGTCACCTGGAGAGCAGACCGGGAGAGCCCGCAGCCCGTCGAGCAGAAGGCATGGCCGCAGCCCGGCTGGTAGAGGTAGCGCGGCATCTGGGCGTTGAGCCGCTCGAGCTCGCTCTTGACCGTCAGTTTGACCCGGGTGCTGGCGGGGTCCACGCCCGCCACGGCGCCCTCGAAGAGCCACACGGAGCCGGGGGTTGTGTCGCCGGGGGCCAGCAGGAAGGCCCGCTCCAGCTTGACCCGGGCCCCGTCCAGGGCGCCGTTGGCAGCGGCCTGGGGCAGAGGGATGCCCAGCAGCTGGGCGCTGTCCCCGGTCAGCAGGGTGAGGTCCAGCGTGTCGACCTCGAGGCCGCGGGTGATGCGGGTCTTGCCGCGCGAGAAGGCGGGGACCGTTCCGCCCGCCGCGCTGAAGGTGGCCCCGCCCAGCACCAGGTCCGAGTCCCAGGAGGTGAGGCGCAGGACCTGCCCGCCGTAGAGGGTGAGGGTCACCAGGTCCGCCATCAGGTAGACGTTCTGGCTGTTCAGCAGGGAGACGAGGGCGGCGGAGGCGGTCTTCATCAGAGCACCGAGATCAGGTCGACCGTGACCTGCCAGCAGGCCCCGCCGCCGGAGACGGTGGCGAGGGCCACCCGCTCGGCCTCGAGCTTGTCCTGGTCGAAGCGCACGCGGCGCGTGGTGCCGTCGTAGGGGTCGGTGTAGAGGAAGCTGTCCCAGCGGCCCCGGTGCGCCTCGAAGAAGCTGAGCAGGGCCTGGATCTCCTGGAGGGCAGAGGCCTGGCGCAGCACGTTGATCTTGAGCTTGTAGGCATAGCGCGGGTTCGCGCGCCACGCGGCGCGAAGCTCTTTCCCGCTCCGGGCCTGCTGCACCGTCGTGTCGTAGATCGGCGTGCGCTTTAGGCTCACGTCCAGGCCGGGGAAGGTGGGGAAGACCGAGTCGCTCATCAGTTCCTCCAGTTCCGGACGGCGTCCTTCATGACTCGGACCAGTGGCCCCTGGTTGCGCCGCAGGAAGTCCTCGGCGCCGCGAGCATCCATGAACTGCATCGAGACGTTGAAGGTGTCGCCGGAGGCCTGCCCGCCCCCCTGCCCCTCCGCCATGCCGCGGATGACGTTGGCGTACTTGGCCGGCAGCACCATCTCCTGCTCGTGGAGCTGGGTCATGGGGTTTACGCCCGCCGGGATGTCGAAGCCCTTGGAGGCGGACATGATCTTGGAGCCCATGCCCAGCACCGCCACCAGCGCCGCAGCGGACATCACCGGGGCCAGGAAGGGCCCCACGTAGGGGATAGAGGCGATGGCGCTGTAGGCCCCCGCCGCAGCCTCGTAGGCCTTGATGGCGATCCACTTCATGCCCGTCCAGATGGCCAGGGCCACCGACCTCACGGCGCCCCAGGTCTCCATCGCTAGGCGGGAGAGGACGCCCTGGGAGGTCGCTCCGGTCTTCACCGTCTCCGCTCCGCGGTGGGCCGCCACCTCCTTGGCCTTGGTCAGCACGGTGACGGCGAGCTTCCGCGTCTCCGCCGCCACCCAATCCGTGACCATCTGGCTCACGATGTGGTTGGCCGTCCGCCCGACCCCGACCCAGACCCCCTGGAGCGATTCCCCAAGGCTCTGCGTCTGCGCCAGCATGGCGCTGGTGTTGTCGTAGATCGCCTGGTTGAGAGGCTGGAGGGAGCTGGTGACCTGCTGCGCCAGCTCCACCTGAGCCTGGCCTCGTATGGCCTTGATGCGGCTCTGGTGCTCGACTTCAAGCTGCTCGAGCTGGTTCAGGATTTCCCGGCGCTTGGCCACGTCCGACTCGGCGTCCAATCCCTGCTCCAGCCCCTGCATCCGGATCTCGAAGCGGCGGCGCTCCAGGCGCTCCAGGGCAGCGAGCTCCTGTTCTGCGCTGATCTCCCCCAGCTGCCGGCGCCGTTCCAGGGCGGCCTCTTCCGCGTCCAGGGAGACCAGGGCGGCCTCGGCCTCGCCCCGCGCCCGGGCCTGGGCGAGGTCGGTCATCTTGGCGGCGTGCTTGGCGGCCTCCTCCTCCAGCTTCTTGTTGGCGGCCTTGGCCTCGTCGTCCAGCTGCTTCCGCAGGTCATCGGCCTTCAGGGTGGCCTTGACCCAATCCTCGGAGCCCTTCTGGAGGGTGGAGATCTTCGACTGCCAGAAGGCCAACTCGGCTGCCCTGCCGTACGCTTCCGCCTCGGCGCCCTGGGAAATCAGCAGCGCCTTCTGCTTCTCCCAGGCCTTGGAGATGGCGTCGAAGGGGGAAAGCTTCGGGGCATCATCCCCGAGGTGGTTGCCACCAAGGTCGGGGATATCCAGCAGCGCCTTCTTGGCGCCCAGCAGGCCATCCAGGGCCTGCTCCAGCGTCTTGACAGCCTTGGCAGCGTCCGCCGCTCGGGCGGACTGAATCGTCCCCCAGGCGGACGCTGCCTGCCCCAAGATGTTCCCAGAGCTGAGCGCTGCACCACGCGCACCTGCGCGGGCGGCTTCTGCGCTGCGCTCATCAGCCAGGGCCCGGGCCTTCTGCAGCTTGACCTGGAGAATGGCGATATCGATTTCGAGGTCTTCCCGCTTGGCGGCCGTCGCCATCTTCAGCGCTTCTGCAATGCTCCGCTGGTTCCCGGCCTCGTCCCGCAGGAACTGGTTGAACCCAGGATAGACCTGGTTGAGCTGGGCAATGACCACCACCAGCTGCTCGCTCGCGCGCTTCTTCTGCTCGGTGCTGGCCTTGGCATTGTTCTGGGCCCTGTCCAGGCGCTCGGCTTCCTGCACGAGGCTGGAGAACTTCGCCCGACTGGCAGCGACCTCCTGAGCGGCCTCCCGCTGGGCTTCCGCCGCTCGGCTGGCGGAGGTGATCCAGCGCTCGAGTCCGATCCCTGCTGCGAGTACGGCGGCCCCGATGAGCAGCCACGGATTGATGGACCCGAGGACCGCAGAGGTGAGGGCTTGGAACTGGGACACGGCAGGGCCCGTCCGCCAGGCCATGGACGCCAGGTGCATCTGGACCTGCACCGTCTGGACCCAGGCCACCACGGCCGTACCGGCCTGAATCAGGGCTGGGAGCAGGGCAGCCTTGAAGGCCAAGGCCGCGAGCGCCACCTGGACGGTGGTCATGCTGAGCACGGATCCGATGGCCTGCAGTGCCGAGACCGCGGCGTCGATAGCAGGAGGCGCAACCTCTGCGAACCACTGGCCCAGGTTCGCCAGCACAGGCAGCAGCTCGTTCCCAGCGCGCACCTTGATGGCCGTGACCGCGTCCTCGGCGTCGTTCATGGCGGCCCTGTAAGAGGACAATGCCGCCACTCCCTCGGGCCCCACGATGAGGTGCAGGCGTTCCGCCTTCTCCCGCGCGTCGTTGAGCACCTGGGCGTTGAGCTTCAGGAGCTTCTGGGCCTCGCCCCAAGACCTCCCGAAGATCATCAGGCCTGCCGCCTGCTTCTCCTGCGCCGTTCCTAGCCCGTTGATCTTCTCCAGGACGTCCTGCATCAGCTCGGGCGTGGGCCGCAGGTGGCCATTGGAATCCCTGATGTCGACACCGAGCTTCTTGAACCCCTCCCCGTTCGCATTGACCTGGCGCTGCATCATGCGAGCGGCGTTGAGGTAGGTTTCGCTGCTCGTGTAGATATCGCCGAGGGCGAGGTTGAGGATGCTGGCCTGTTCGGTGGTGATGCCCAAGGTGCGGGCCAACTGCATGGCCTCGCGCGTCCACTCCTTCGTGGTGTCGACCACGTCCGCGAAGGCTTTGCCGCCTGCCACGGCAGCAGCGACAGCGGCCACCGCCCCGCTCACCCGCGATGCCATGCCCGAGAACTGGGTCACGATGTCGGAGGCGCTGTCGCGGACGGCGGCCACAGCGCCAGCCATCCCAGCCTGGAGCTGGGAGATGTTGGCGCCAACCTGTACCTGGATCCGTTCGTCCGCGACACCCACCGTTCACCTCGTGTTCATGGACCGCAGGAGGTCCTCGAGCTGCTGCTGCTGCTGCTCCGGGTCGAAGGGCTTCTCCGGCTCGGCGGGCTTGTATTCGAGGTAGGCAGCCACCAGCTCATGGACAGGCGGAGAGGTGCGCCAGTAGCTGCTGAGGTCCTCGATGTCGACGAAGAGCAGCTCGTCGATCTGGGGGAAGGTCCAGCCAAGGGCAGTGCTGAGGCGCCCGTAGATGGCGCCCCAGGTCTGCCTCACTGACCCTGGCTCGTCGCTTCCCCCTGGGCGGCGTCCTTGGCGCCGGAGTAGCGCAGCACCGCACCGAAGGCGGTCCCGAGCTCGACCTGCGTCACCATGTCCTCTACCCCCTCCTTGGTGAGATCGGGGTGGAGCGGCCGCAGGGCCTGATGGACAGTCTCCGCCATGAGGTCGAGCATCTGGGCGGCGACGGAAGGGTCGTTGCTGTCGAGCTTCTGAAGATCGTCGAAACCCACCATGGCGCGCTTGAGCGGGCCGACCTTGAGCGGAGAAATCCGGTAGGCCTTCCCGTCCAGCAGGACGGTTCCGGCGGAGAGGGCGGCAGCAGCCACAGGGGCAGCCTTGGCCGCAGCTTTTCGGGTCGGGGAAGGGGTCTTGGTCATGGCTTACTCCGCGGTGTAGAGGTCGACCACGCGCCCCGCGGCGTCCGCGAAACACTCGAAGTCGATGTCCTTCTCGGCGTAGTCCTCGTTCTTGAAGGCAAGGCCGAGCTTGGGCAGGGTCACGGCGTAGCACTTCACGCCCATGCTCTTGCCCCGGAAGGTGTTGAAGAGCACGAGGCTGAACGTGGATCCGCTGCCCATCGCCTGGTTGGTCAGGCTGATGGTCTTGCCCACGGTGGTGCTCTTGTAGCTGTAGGAGATGGCGACCTGCTTGCCCTTGTCGTCAACAGCGAAGGTGTAGATGCCCGTGGCAGTAGCGACGGAATACTGGCCGGCGGCGGGAGCGCTGGCCACGCGCGTCATGGGTGCGCCCGTGCTCAGGTCAACCACGCCCAGGTCCTCCTGGAAGTTCGTGGGGTTGGCCACGGTGACGGTGTAGGCAGTGGAGGAGGGGATCGTCCCGACCTCATCCTGCACGCCGATGACGCTGCCCGTGGCGGCGGTGGTGCCCAGAGCCGCGGCGATGAGCCCGCCGCTGATCTGGCCGCTCTTGGCCTTGCCCGAGCACTTGCCCCCCGAGCGGGCCACGTCCACGGCGAACATCTTGTCGCCCTTGAGTTCCTTGGTGCTGGAGCTGATCTCCAGACTGATGTCCTTGAGGGTGCCGACCCGCTGGGGCAGGCCTCCGGCGGGGGTGAGCACCAGCAGGCCGGTGCCGAAAACGCAGTGCATGAGAGCCTCCTTTAGGCGGTGGTGGTTGCGATAACTTCGAGGGGGATGGACGCGACGCCCTGGTCGCCCATGCGGTCGCCAGAGGTCTCGATGGGGCCCGAGATCCAGACGCGGTGAACCAAGCCGCCGAGGGTCTGGGGCCGGCCTGGGTAGAGGCCCTTCAACTTGGCCTCGATGGCGTCCAGGATGGGATTGAGCAGCTGGGACGGCGGGATGTCCGGGTCCGTGCTGTGGGCGTAGAGGATGGCTTCGGCGGTGAAGCGCCACACGGTGGGCTCGCCGTCGGGGCTGTTGGTGGGCACCTGGTCGTCGACCGCCAGGAAGAGCGCGGGCTGGTCGACGGGGTCCACCTCGTTCCAGAGGCGGGGCCGCCGGCTGGCGGTCTTGATGCCGGGGGTGTCCTTCAGGAGGTTGAAGAGGGCCTGATAGACGGCTTCGCGGCTCATCGGCCACCCCCTCGCACGGCCGCCTCGAGGCGGGCCAGGACCTCGGCGCGCATCTCGTCCAGCACCGGGCGCAGGAAGGGCCGGGCCTTGATGTCGAGCTGGCGCGTGAAGGCGCACACCTGGACGCGCACGGGCGTGGCCAGGGGGCGGCCCCAAGCCTGCTTGATGGCGCGCATGTGGGCCTTGACCTGCTCCGGGCCCGTGTAGCCCTGCTCCCAGCGCTTGCCGTAGCGCAGGGAGGTGCCGACGCTGCCGGTGATCCCCAGGGGGGATTCGTCCACCCGCTGGTTGATGCTCCGCCGCAGCGTGCCGGTCTGGTTGCGCAGCACCTGGCCGGAGAGCTTCTCGGCCTTCACCTTCAGGAGGATCTCCAGGGTGAGGGCCGCGATGGTCTTGCGGACGCGGGCCCGGGTCTTCTCAGGCACGAGGGCGAGGCCCGCCTGGACCTGGGCGGCGCCGATGACACGAGCGGTCAGCATGGGATCACCCGGCGGTAGGAGAGCAGCACGGAGCGGGCGGACTCAGGCATGTCCGTGAGGTGGAAGGTGGTGGTCTCCTGGCCGAAGCCCTTGGAGGCCAAGCCGATGCGGTCCTTCTCGCGCCAGCGGTAGCCGCAGATCTCGAGCACCGCCTGCTCCACGTCGGGGGGCACGTCCGTGTAGCCCGCCGTGTAGGTGACCTGGACGTTGTCCCAGCCCACGGGCCACCAACCCCCGCCCACACGCACCAGGGAGATGGGCGTGAAGCGGTAGGAGATGGCGGGGATCTCTCTGCCATCCACCAGCACCCGGGCCACGGCGGTCACGGGCACCTGGCGGAGCAGCAGCAGGTCGCTGCCGGTGCCGTCGAAGGTCTCGGTGCGTTCCTGGCTGTGAAGGTCCCGCCCCAGGAAGCCCGCCACCCCCACGCTCACGGCCGTGACCAGGCGCTGCAGCTGGTCGTCCGCCGTGGCGGCGGTGATGCCCAGCCACACCTTGAGGGCGGGCACGGTCGTGAGGTCGCGGGGGTCGGCGGACATGGGCTACTCCTGGCCCTGACCTTCCGCCTCGGCGGCGGCCTTCTCGGCTTCGGCGCGGCGAGCGGTGGCCACGGCCTTCACGAGTTCGGGGCGGGGCAGCGTGGGGTCGATCTCCAGGCGCTTGGCCTCGGCCTCCAACGTCTCAGCCTTCCACTGGGCCGGGTTTCCGGTGGGGGGCACGCCGGGGGCAGGAGGAGCAGGCGGGGCGGCGGGCACCTGGGGCGTCACGGGCTTGGGCTCGCCGGGGATCAGGCCATGGGCCATGAGCTCGGCGGCGGCCTTCTCGGGCACGTCGAAGATGCCGCGCTCGTCGGCGTCAAAGGCCTCGCCGTCGAAGCTGACGGAGGTGACGGCCAGGTTGGGGGAGTGCATCTTCATGGGGTCCTCCAGGGGTGGGAGCGGAAAGGGAGCCCAGGGGCCCCGAAGGGCCCCCAGGCAGGTCAGGCTTACCCGTTTGCGATGTTGGTCAGCACGCCCATGGCGAAGGGGGCGTAGACTGCGGGCACCTCTTCGCAGTAGACGCCCACCTCATCCGCGCGGGTGCGGGCGGGCCAGTCGATCTGGTAGTAGTCGGCCCGGGTCCGGACCTCGGCCACGTTCGGGACCTCGTTGCTCTGATACTGCGCGGGAAGGTCCTCGGCCCAGCCGAGGATGGTGCCGGCGGGCAGGTTGGGGTGCAGGAGGATGGGGATCTTCCGTCCACCGCCCAGGCCGAAGGGGTTGAAGTAGTACTCGACCACCCCGTTGGCCACGATGGCGAAGGGCTCCTTGGCGTCCGTGTTCACCCGGAGGAGCGGAGCGCTGGAACCGTTCAGCACCTTGGAGGTGATGTTCTGCTGCTCCTGGCTGTTGACCCAGAGCACGGTGGGGCTCACCTGGTAGGTGTCCCACATGGTCTTCAGCATCGCGTCGATCTCGTTGATCGAACCCTTGCCGCTGGAGGTGAGGGCCGTGCCGGTCCCGGCGGTGCCGGTGGGCAGGGCGTTGTAGTAGGCGCCGCTGTCGCTCTTCAGGGCCGCGGTCAGCAGGCCGTCGAAGGCCAGGGAGTTGCTGGAGTTGTCGGAGCTGGGAAGCGCGCTGGCAGCCTGCCCGGTGCCCGCCAGCGGGGCGTTGAAGGTGGTGCTGTTGAGGGTGGTGATCTTCTCCAGCTTCTCGTTGCCGGCGGTGCCGACATACCAGGCATAGGCCACGGCGCCGCGCACGGGCGTGACGCTGCAGCTGAGGACCTGCCCCAGGGTGATGGCCTGGGTCGCGGCGGCGCTCTTCTGACCCACCCCGCCCTTCAGGGTGAAGGTCTTGCCATCGGCACCCGTGATGGTCTGGCTGGCGGTGATGCCGCTTGCCACCGTGAAGTTCTTGTAGCCCTCCATGGTCAGCGGCACGCAGATCACGGAGTAGGTCGCGGCGGGCAGAGTGGCACCGGAGCCACCGGCGGAGAGGGTCGGAGTCGGGCAGGTCCCGAGGTTCAGGCTGGCGTTTCCAGCCAGGAGCGCCATCTCCTCCTTGAGCATGAGCTTCTGAAGAAGGCGCATGACCATGCGGGCCTTGGCATCCTCGAAGCCCTTGGCCGCGTTGATGGCCTCGCGGGTGATGGAGTCCTCTTCACCCAGCGTCCGGAAGGCGGCGGACTTGTCGCCCGTGCCGTAGCTCATCTGGGCGGAGCGCTGGCCCTCGGGGACCCAGCCCATGGAATCGAAGCCGGATCCGATGATGGCCTGGATGACCTTCCAGTTGGTCGCCGTGCCAATGCCGCCACCCACGCGGGGGAGGCGGTTCCGGAGGGGCGTGGCCACCGGGTAGAGGTTCTTGGCAGGGGCCTGGAGGTCGTAGGCGACCAGTCCGGTGCCGGTGGTGATGGATTTGCGGAGCTCGTCGCTGGGTGCGCCGAGGGCGGCCTTCAGCAGCTCCATGGTTTCGTGGACGTTCATGGTCTCTCCTCCTTCCCGCACGCGGCGGGGTTAGCGCTGGACGGTCACTCCGCCCGTGCGGTGCTGCATCTTGATGAGGGCCAGGACCCGCTCCTCCTCGGGGAGCTTCATGAGGTCCTCGACCTGCTTGCGGAGGTCCGCTTCGACCTCGGGATCGGTGATGTCCTGGCCCTTGGTGACCACCTTCACGCCCTTGGGCGCGGCGGGCTGGGCCTTCAGGTCCTCGACCTGCTTGCGGAGGTCCTCCGCCTCTCCCTGGACCTTCTTCAGCTCCTCCTGGAGCTGCTCGGCCTTGGCCAGTGCCTCGCCCTTCTCGGCGTCCAGCTTGGCCAGCTTCTCGGCCTCGTCGCCCTTGCCCTTCCCGTCCTCGTCCTCCTCGGCGGTGTCGTAGCCCAGGGAGGCGAGCTTGGTGTCGCAGTCCTTGACGGCCTTGTGGACCTCGGAGAGGGCCGCCTTCACGGCCTTCGAGAACTTGGCCCCGGCCTTCTCCAGCCCCTCGGGCAGCTCGCCCTTCTGGAGCTTCTCGGCCATCTCCAGCACCTCCGCCGCGGGCGGGGCAGGCAGCTGGGCCAGGAGCTCCTCGATCTCCTCCTTGGCCAGGGCCTGGAAGATCGCGGCGCCCTGGGCCAGCCAGTCGCGGAGCTGAGCAGGGATGGGGCTGCTGTCGCCCTCGTATTCGGCCTCCTGGCCCTGCCAGTAGGTGAGGTAGAAGATGCGCTGGAGGATGTCGGCGAAGTCCTGAACGTCGAACAGGGCCTTGCGGAGGTCGCCCAGGGTGGACTCGTCGCCCTCGACCTTGCCCAGGCTCACCAGGGCTTCCGGGTTGCAGGGCCGGTCCACCAGGCTGATCTCCGTGAGCTTCAACCCGGTGATGACGGCCTTGTTGAGGTCGTCCCGCTTGGTGACCTTCCCGCCGATGGAGAAGCCCTTCAGGACGCCCTCCTCGACCTTTTTCACCGTGACCGGGTCCACGACCTTGGCCTCGAAGTAGGTCTTGGCGTCCTCGCCCACCTCGCACTTCAGGGCCACGCCCGCGGCGATGGGCTGGTGCATCTCCCGCACCGCCCCGAACTGCATGTAGTCCGGGATCGCCGCGGCCATGGCCTCGGCCTTCACGACCTCGCCCGCCGCGTCCACCGCCTCGCTGGAGGCGATGCCGGACACGATGAGCGTGCCGTCCTCCAGCTTCTCGGCCTTCTCGAAGGCGCCGTAGAGCTTGAACTTTACCTTGTTCTTCATGTCATTCCTCCGTTTCGCTGATGACGGGCAGCAGGTCGCAGATGCAGCCGGGGTGAGCGGGCACGCTGGTGGCGCCGCTCGGGAAGGGCTCGGTGGCGTTGCCGTCCTCGTCCATGGGCACCACCGCGCCGTTGTTGCTGTCGCACTCCTCGCAGGTCCGCTCGTCCCCGCCGCCGTTGGCGGTGACCCACTCCAGGCCTCCCACCACACCGGATGCGCCGTAGGCCAGGCGGTTCCCAGCCACGTCCGCAAAGGCGCGCTCGGTGGTGGCGATGAGTTCGGCCCGCTGGTCGCTGAAGGCGTAGGTGGAGGCCAGCGCGTCGGCCAGCTCGTCCACGCTCATGCCCAGTTCGATGGCCGCGGCCACGTCGCCCGCGATGCGGTCCCGGGTCACGTCGGTGACCTTGGTGACCAGCTCCGCCGCGTGCTTCTCGGCCCAGGCCACGGCGCGCTCGTTGACCTGCTCCAGCAGGTCCTCGGTGGTCTTGCCGATCTGGGCCAGGCCGGCACTGCCCCCGTCCTGCGCGAGCGCGGTGAGCAGGGGCTCCAGGTCATCGCCCAGGGCGGTCCAGTTCATGCCCACGGCCTGGAGGATCTTCAGGGCCTCGTCCTGGCTCATCTTCTGGAGGTCGCCCGCCGCCTGAGCCTTGGAGACCTCGGACAGGATGGCCTCGGCCAGGGGCCGGACCTGGGCCGCCAGGAAGGCGCCCACGGTCTTCTGGACCTTGGCCTGCAGCTTCAGGACGGTCTTCCGGTTCCGCTTGATGGGCTTCAGGCCCATCTTGGCCGCGGCCTTGGCCAAGGCGTCGTGGTCATGCCCGCAGCCGCAGGAGCAGACCTTCTCGGCCTTCGGAGACACGGCGGGGGGCTCAGGCGCTGGGCCCTCCTCCCCCGCCTTCCCGGACTGCCCCTTCCCCGTCCCCTCGGAGTTCGCCTTCCCCTGGTCCGGGTCAGGGGTGGCGATGGGCGCGGGCACCGCCGCCGGTTTCTCCGGCTGGATCGGGTCCACGATGGCGTTGATGGTCTGGTCGCTGAGGGCGGGGAACGAGGCGCGGATCATCGCCTTGGCGCTTTCCTTGGGGAGGCCCGCAGTGGCGGCCGTCTGCACGATCTGCAGGAGGCTGGCTACCTGGGCGCCGTTGAGGGCGGTGTCCTGCACGGCCTCGCCCGCCACGGGAGCGCCGGGCGCTGGGGTTCCTTCCCCCTCGGCCTTCTGGGGCTTCCGGCCCATGTCCTCCCGGACCTCATCCGCGCTGAGAACGCCGCACTCCACGTAGTGCCGGTGCACCTGGGCCAGCTCCAGGGGGTCGAGGGCCTCTTCCTTCTCCCAGGCGAACTCCAGGTGCGGGGCCGCGTAGACCTCGCGCAGGATGCGGTCCATGAGGCCCTTGAGCCAGTTCTTCATGGGTTCCAGGCCCTGCAGCTTCGCGTCCTCCTGGGCCGTCTCCGCCGTGGCCCGGTTCATCTGCTTCACGAGGGCCTGGGGGCTGAGGCTGAAGGCGTAGCTGATGATGCGGGCCAGCCACTCGTCGTACTCGTCCTTCAGGGCCCCGGACTTGGTGTCGACGGGCTCCACGCCATCAGGCACGAAGCGAGTGCCCTTGCGGTTCTTGAGACTGTCCCACCAGGTCTGGAACTTCTTGATCGCATCCGCGTCCCATTCCTTGGGCACGCGGAAAATCAGGTTGGGCACGCTGCCGTCGCTGTAGTAGCTGAGCTGGTGTAGCTGGCGGCGCAGGGCGATGTTGACCGTGGTCATGACCTGCTCGACCGGGCTGTAGCCGTAGACCCGGTTGGAGCGGGGGTTGCGCGGCGCGTAGATCAGCTCGGAGCGCTCGTAGCTGGTGGCTGCGACCCCCTTCAGAATCTGCTGGTAGGCAGGACCCTCCAGGGGCGTGCGGCCGCTGGCGTCCAGGACGCGCTTGATCGTGGCGCCGTCGATGACCTCCAGGGCCCAGGGGTCACCGCCCTTGGTGCGCCGCACGCATATGGATGGCGCGTCGATGACCAGCAGGTCTTCCATGAGCATGCGGAGCCACTGATGCCAGGTGTTCTCCCGGTCGGGGCTCTGCAGGGCCTCCTGGATGCGCTTGGCCTCCGCCCCGCCGTCCGCCCCGTCCCGACCCTTGATGGTCCAGGCCAGGGGGTCCATCTGGTCCTTGCGCGTCTCGATCGCCAGCCGCAGCAGGTCGTAGCCGTCGGCCATGCCCCGGAGCTGCTCGAAGGTCACGCCCTCGTAGGCCCGGGGCCGCTGCTGGAGGTTGTAGCCGGTCTGGAAGTCGAAGGCGCGCCCGAAGGCCGCCTCCTGGGCCACCGCAGAGGGCGCCGCGCCAGGTCCGAACCAGTCCCCTGCCAGCCCTCCCGTGAAGGTGAACAGGCCGGCGTTGGCCAGGGGGGTCTTGATACCGTCGGTCAACGGTGCCCCCGCTCTACGAGGCGGTCGAGCTTCTCGTCCATGCGGTCGAGGCGCTTCAGGAGCTTGTCCTCCTGGCCACGCATTTCGCCCTCAATCCGCTTGTCAGCCTGCTCCAGCGCTTCGACCTTGGTCTCGGTCTTGGTCTGGCGGTCACTCTGGGCCAGCACATAGGCCAGGCCGCCACCCAGCATGATCAGAGACGAGATGATCACGTCGATCCCGACGCGACGCTCGAAGTGCCATACGGGACGGGAATCGCTCATCGGATCCTCCCCGCCACGTAGCCCACGCCGATGCCCACCGCCAGGCCCTCGATCCGTCCCTTCCACCGCTCGGCCTTGAGGGCGGCCACCTGGGCCTCGTGCGCGCAGCGCAGCAGGGCAGCCTCCTTAGCGCTCTGCTGGTAGGCGGCCTTCCAGGATTCCGCCGCCGCGGTGCGCACCTTCAGGAGGTCGTCCCGAGTCACCAGCTCCTGCTGCAGGCCCTGCACCTCCAGGTGCAACGCCCCGTTCTCGGCCTCCAGCGCGGTCACCACCGGCTGCAGGTCTGGGTGGTCCTGCCCTTGGGCCTCGGCCTTCAGGCGGGCCACCTCGGCGTGCAGGCGCTCGGATTCGGCGTGCAGGCCAGCAGAGGTCCCGCGCTCCGCCTTCAGGCGGCCCTCCAGCTCCGCGATGCGCGGATCCTGGGCAGCGGCCGCAGCCGCCTGGGCCACGGCCTGGACGTGGACAGCAGAGGCCGCCTCGACCTTCCTGGCCGCGCTGGCACGGGTCACGCACGAGGTGAACCAGAGGCCTTCGAGGAGGACAATCGCAGCGCAGCCACCGATGAGCAGGCGGCGGGGAGTGGCGAGTGCCTGGAGGGCCTGGAGGTTCATCGCTCCACCGCCCTTCCGCCCGCCAGGGCCACAGCGCCCAGCAGCACGACCATGGCTGCGGTCCACTCACCGCGCACCCGGTGCCAGAGACCGTCCACGACGAGCACGAGGCACATCAGGGCGACCACGAGGAGGTAGGCCGCCACCTTGGCGCGCGGGCCTCCCTCTTCGGAGAGCTGCCGGAACCACTCAGGCATGGGCCACGTCCTGGTAGCGCATGCGGCCACCCTCACAGTGAGCGATGAGCGCCTGCCGCCTGGGCTCCTGCCCGTCGCGGGCGATGGCGATGTGGAGCCACGTGGGCTCGAGGATCAGCTGGTCGTAGGGCAGGCCGGAGCGGCGCGCGCGCTCGAAGAGTTCCCCGCAGGTTCCCTCCGCCCTGCGGAGGTCCGCGGCCCGGCCGTCACGGTGCGCGGAGGTAGGGACGCCGCCCACGCGGGCGTTGACGGCGGCGGAGCGGTAGCCGGAGTTGATGAGCAGGGGGCAGCCAGCCATGGCGCGCAGTGGCTCCAGTAGCTCAGCGGCCAGCCGGGCGAGGTTGGCCCGCGCTTCTGCGTCGGGCACATTCGCCAGGCCCGTATCGGTGCGGGTCAGCTCCTCGATCGCGAAGTGAGGCGACAGCTGCATGGCAGGAAGCTCCTGCCCGCAGGCTAACGCGTGCGCGCGGTGGTGTCCCGCGTTGGAAGTCGTAAACCTTCGCTATTGTGCGGTTAAGTGGAGAGGCGTGGACTTGGGTGGGTGCTCAGGACCCGCACGCCGGTAGCGCCGTCTCCTCGTTGACCAGCGCCTCGACGGCCGCCCTCAGCACCAGGATCCTGCGCCGCCCCTTGGGGCCGCGGCGCTGCCGGATCGGGAGGAGCGGGGCCGCGGGCTCACAGAACGTGCGGCGGAAGTAGTCGGCGTTGTAGCCGAGCAGGGCCGCGGCCTCCTTGACTCTGATCCAGGGTTCCGTCATGCCGCCCCTCCCTGCGCGTCCTGCTCCGCCTGTGCCTGCGCCTGCGCCTGCATGAAATCGAGAAGGCCACGGGCCCCGCCGCCCTGCGTGAGGTAGTGGAGCCCCTGGGTGAAGGTGTCCACCTGGTCGTCGTGAGCCGCCGCGGGGAAGCTGGCCAGCTCGTCCACGAAATCGGCCACCCAGGACGCGCCCACAGGCAGGGAGCAGAGCCCCGCCTCGAAGACCGCCGTGATGGCGTGGGCCCGGCTCACCTTGTCCTTGTCCGGCTTGACCGGCACCAGGGGCAGGACGGTGTCCCGCCGCAGCTCCTGCAGGAGGGACTGGCCGGCCGCCGCGTCCTCCACCAGGACGGCGGCGGGCGTCCATTTCGCGGCCTGGGCCACCACCGCGCGCTTGAGCTCCGGGAACTCGACCTTGGAGCGCCAGAGGTCCAGGAGGTAGTAGCGGGCCGGGGCGGCGCCGATGGTGAGGCCCACGCTGTAATCGTTGTCCTGGCCCTTCTTGAAGGCCGTGTCCCAGGACTGGATCACGCGGGTGATGCCGAGCGCCTGCACCAGAGCCCTGGGATCGTCGGAAACCGGGGCGAAGTCCCGCCAGTGCTCCCGCTTGAAGATCTGGCCCTCGGCCGCAGCAGGGCGCTGCTGGTAGAGGGAGGCCCAAACCCTGGAGCCCACGGCCATGCGGATGCGCTCCAGCTGGTCCAGGGGGTAGCGTTCAGGGTGCAGGGCCTCACCCTCCTTGCGGTGCGCCTCGTCATGCTCAGCCACGGCCGGGAAGCGCAGCACGCGGTAGGTCTCGCCCTCGCCCCGGCGCGCCAGGTCCTGCAGGCGGCCGGCCAGGTCGTCCTCGTGCCACCTGGTCATGATGAGCAGCACGCCGCCCCCGGGCGCCAGGCGCGTGTAGGCCGTGCTGGTGAACCACTCCCACACCTTGGCGCGGTAGACGGCGCTCTCGGCCTGCTCGGCGTCCTTGATCGGATCGTCCACGATGAGCACGTCGGCGCCCATGCCCGTGATGCCGCCGCCCACACCCGCGCTCCGGTAGCAGCCACGGCGGCCCACGATCTCGAAGATGTCGGAGTTCCGCAGGGCGGTGCCTGAGACCGTCCGGATGTTCGACCCGCTCAGGGCCGTGGTCGGGAAGACCGCGTGGTAGAGCTCCGAGTCGATGACCCGCTGCACGTCCCGGTTCATGCGGCTGGCCAGGTCGGCGCCGTAGCTGGCGGCGATGATGGACAAGTCCGGGGAGCGCCCGAAGGCGAAGGCCGGGAAGCGACGGGAGACGATCTCGCTCTTGCCGTGGCGGGGTGGGGCCTCCAGGATCAGCCGGGGGCTCCGCTTGGCCTCAACCTCACCCAGGAACCAGTCCAGGGCCTCGCACACCTCCCGGGCGAACCAGCCCGCCTCGTAGCCGGGGAAGGTGAACAGGACGAAGTCCAGCAGGCGGCGCCGCGCCATCTCCGCGCGGATCTCCTCGAGGCTGGGGAGGGGCAGCTTCACGCCTGGGCCTCCTTGGGTGCAGCCTTGGCGACCAGGACGGCCAGCTGGGCCAGTTCGGCCTCGCTGAGCCCGCTCAGGTCATGGCCCACCGGGATAGGTCCGCCCCCGGGTCCGGATGCCTCCAGGCGCCTGGGTGCATCCATGCCCAGGAGCTGGGCCCGGCGCTGCTGGCAGTCCATCACCAGGGCGAGGTAGCGCGGATCCCCGTTCAGGACCTCCGTGCGCAGGGTCGTGCTGTCCCCGTCCTTGCCGCCGGTCTTGCTGGTCAGGATCTGCTTCCGCCCGATGCCACGGTGCCAGGCGGCCCAGGCCTCCCGCTCCATCTCGTCCAGCTTCGCCAGCTGTTCTGCCTTCACCGCGCTGATGTCCCGGAGGGCCTGGGCCTGCCATCGCTCCGTGAGGTGCTGGATGTCCTCGTGGATCGCCCTCACTCCCCAGGGCTTCCCGGTGTCGGGGTTCACGCACTTGGCCTTGGCCAGGGCCGCAGCAGTCTGGCGGATGCTCATGCCCTGGAGCTTGCAGCTGGCAACCCTGGCACGGCGGTCTTCCACCATGGCAGCGCGGGCCTCAGCGGAGTTGTTGCGACGCATGCGTTACCTCACAGCAGCGGCCGGGCTTGATAGCCCGGGGTTGGGGCTGGGGCGTCGGTCGTGTGTTCGATCTCAACGAACCGCTGGCAGTGCCCATGGAAGTCGAGATCGAAGCGCTTGCCGACATAGGCCCCGTCGCGGTTCTTCTGGAGCTTTGCCTTGGTGTCCCCGTTGCGGTCCCTCCACAGGTGGAGCACCACGGCCCCATCCTTCCCGGGCCTGTCGCTGTCGGCGTGATCGCTCAGGGTGGGCTCTCGGCCCTCGGCGTCCCCCTTGAGCTGGTCCGCCAGGGTGCGAATCGAAACCTGTTCCGAAACAGGAAGCGCCTCAATCACGCGTTCGGTTGTCGCCAGCGTGCTGGCGAGGGTTTGCACCGTTTCGGTCCGT